TCACGATTGCGACCCTTCCGCCACAGCGAGACGCTGTTTGTTGAAACCATACAAGCGCGGTCATCCCACCCACCTGATCCTCGGACGGCCCGCGGCATAGAACGCGAGCAGCAGAGCATCCGCATTGTCCGGACTCCTGCCGAGCCGCTTCCTGATCTCATCCTTCGGCTCCACCCGGATCCGCCCCTTCGGATCCACGTCCCAGCGTGGCTCCAGCATCTGAGCCACCGTCGTATCCGCGTTGTCCATCGCGGACAGGTCCCAGCCCTGCGACTCCGACAAGCCACGCCCCAACTCCCACCAGAGTTCGGCGCGCAGGTTCATGAACTTGTCCGGCTTCGACGCGGCCGTCGCCACGTTCACCGCGATGATCTGCGCCTGGTGCTCACCCCGGTTCTTCGCGTTGCGCAGCTCGCCGATCACACCGAACCCGATACCAATCGAGTCGACCTTCACCGCACTCGCCCCGGCCTCCCGGATCGCCTGCATCACCAGCGGTGCGATCTGCTCCGGCCGGTCCGTATGAGCCCGCCACTCCCGGCCGGCCTGAACGCCCCGGCGTTCACGGATGACGGTCTCGTCCCCGCCGCCGCCGACGTCCACGCCGAGCTCGACTGGGAGGAGTTGGTCGGCTGGTAGGCGCTGCTCCCTGGGGGTGCGGCAGGTGGCAATGTCGGATCCGCGGACGACTTGATTGGGTCCGTCCTCGGAGAACTCGCCGAGCACCTTCGACCGGTAGACGGGGTTGTCCTCGCCCCACTCGCGGGCCTTCTCCTCCACCCACTCCCGGCCGACGAGGGCCGCAGCCATATCTGCGGGGACGGTCTCGCCGGTCAGGTTCGGGGAGTCGAAAGCCGAGATGGCCATCTGATGCCAGCCCGAGCCGGGCGTGCAGACTCGGCGGAAGTGGGAGGCCGGGTTGTCGGGGTTGCCGATCGCGACGATCCGGCAGTCCGGTCCGGTCGCGAGCGCGTCGGCCGCGGTCCACAACTGCTCGGGGATCCCGCACGCTTCGTCGAGGACGACGAGGACGTACCGGGCGTGGATGCCCTGGAAGCCGTCCGTGTCCGTGTCCGCGGGCTTCCGTCCGTAGCCGACGAGTTCGTCGTCGATCAGCCACTCGGTCTGGTTCACCCTGCCGGCGAGTTGCCCGGCGCGGTGGTGCTTGCGAATGTACCGCCACAGGATCGCCCGGACTTGGGAGAACGTGGGCGCGGTGGAGACGACGAAGGCTTCGCCCGGGGGGTGGGTGTCGAGCCACCAGCAGGCGATCAGCGCGGCCGTCCACGACTTGCCGACGCCGTGCCCGGACCGGACTGCTACACGGCGGTGGTCGCGGACCGCGTTGAGGATCTCCCGCTGCTTCGACCACACCGTCTGATTCAGCCGCTCCTCCACCCAGCGCACCGGGTGCGCCCCGTACTTCGCAGTCCGCCCGGCGAGGGCGTTGCGGTCGACGAGGGTCTTCAACTGATCGCGGAGGATCTTCAACTGCCGGGTGTCGCCCGCGCGGACGAGCAGGCCGATCTGCTCGCGGATCCGCTCGACGTCAGGCGCCGTCGTCATCGGCGGTCGCACGATTGAGGAGGGCGCTGATCTCGTCGCCGAGCTGCTGCGCGTCGACGCTCACACGGGACGGGGCATCAAGGCCGAGGAGCTTGCGGTAGGACTCGCGGACCTTGACGAGGCGGTCGATTGCGGCGAGCTTCGGCCCGTCGTCGAGGAGTGGATTCCCGTCGTCGTCCTTGATGATGCGGCCGTGGGACACGGTGACGTGCTCGCGGAGAAGGACCTCAAGGGCCTCCTCGTACAGGGTGTCCAGGCGTGCGGCCTCGCGGGTGACGAGCCGTTCGGCCGGCTCTTTGACGACCTTCTCGATGGCGCGGCGGATGCCTTGCTTGGCGTGGGTGCGGTCGTGGTAGCCGAGGTGGTCGGCGATGGCCTGGAGGGTCCAGCCTTCGTCGCGGAGCTTGGCTGCCTGACCGTCGCGCTGCGCCGTGGTGTAGCTGTTGGTGAAGCGTCCGTTGCCGTCGCGGGTTTGGCTGTAGCCGTCGGCCTCGCCGGTGGTGCGGTCGGCCGGTACGGGTGGCTCGTTACCGGTAGTCATGGTCTGATGGTAACGACGTGTGCAACCGGGTGGCGGTGGTGCGCACGCGACGGAGGGGCTCGACCGGGTGGCGGTCGAGCCCCTCAGCTGTACAGGGTGCGGTCAGGTCAACTCGGCGTGCGAGATGACCGGGTGCGGTACCAGGGAGACCCAGTCGCAGCCTCCGTGTGCGTGCACGGCGCCACTGTCCTCGTCCTGCCACGCCTGGTCCAGGTCGAACGGGATACGGCGGGCGGCCTCGACGAACGGGCCCTTCGCGGCTTCCTTGCTCGCGTAGACGCCGAGGACGTCACCGCCTTCGTGGTCCTCGCCGGTGGCCAGGACCCAGACGGTCGGACCGGTCGACTCCGTCTGGCGGTGGGCGAGTTCGGTCATGGGGTTCATCCTGTCGTGTCGGCGGGTCAGGCGTTGTTGCGGCTGTCGATTTCGTCGCTGATCCGGTCGGCGTAGTCGGCGTGGAACTCTTTGACGCGGTCGCTGCCCGCGTAGTCGTCGGTGGTCAGCAGCAGGCAGGCGTCGCGTTCGTCGTGGAGCGTGGTGGTGGACGTGGTGGCGAGGTTCTCGGAACGGGGCATGGCGGGCTCCTTCTAGGCAGCGAGCGCGTCGGCCAGCAACTGGACGCGGCGGGCGATGGGGCAGTCGACGGGGTACAGCACGGTCACCGTGGCGAGGCCGACGGTGGGGCGGCTCTTGGTCTCGGCGGCGGGGGCGGGGCGCGGGACCAGGTACGCGGTCCTGTGGATGGAATACGAGACCAGGCGGTCGAGGCGGAAGCTGCGCATTTCCCCGGTCTGGCGGTCCATGGCGCGGAGGACGATGTGGCCGGCGTCGGTGACGATGATGTTGAAGATCTCGATGGTTCGGGTCGTCTCGATCAGGCGGCCGGTCTTCTTGCCGGCCTCGTCCTTCTCTTCCTTGAGCGCGGTGATTGAGACCGGGTGCTGGCGGTCGAGGGCCTTGATGAGGCGGGTGAGGGTGGTGGTGCTGGTCTCGTTCGCCGTGTGCTTCATCAGTGGCCCCCTTGCTCGTTTCCTTGTAGCCACACAGTATCGCCAACCGTGTGGCTACACAAGCTGTTCGGGCAAGAAACTCTGTGGCAACATGGAAGGCATGGCAGCCGACCCCACCGACCACACCTTCGTCACCCGCTTCCGCATCCCCCGCCGCATGTGGGACGCCTACGGAACAGCCGCCGCCCGTCAGGGAATCGACCGCAGCGCCGACCTCGTCGACCACGTCCGCGACTTCATCGAGAAGCACGGCAACGAGCAGGAGCAGGCCGAACTCGCCGCCGCCGAGCAGGAGCTGGCCGAGCGTCGCGCGCGCAAGGGCGGCCGCCCGAAGAAGGAGCCAGCCTCATGAGCGAGCAGCCGACCGTCGCCGACACGCTGTACCTCGACGCGGAACACCTCGTGCTCACGACCGAGGCGCAGCCGCCGCTGGAGCCGAGGCAGCGTGTCCGGCCAGCCGGTCGCCCGTTCCCCGGCCTGTTCCCGAGCGTGGGTCTGGTGCGCCCGGGTGAGGAGCCCACCACATGAGCGGCCACAAGCGCGGCGGCCTGAGTCCCGAGGACCACGAGGCGCGCGAGCAGCTCCTCGACGTTGCCGTGCTGATCGAGCGGCGGTGGCCCGGCGAGTACTCCGCGCTGTGCCGGGACCTGCGGGACCTCGGCGACACGATCACCGAGGAGAGCGGCTGACCTGCCGCATGACAAAGGCCCCGCACCATCCCGGGTGCGGGGCCTCACTCGTCTGCGTCTACCGGGTGTTCTCCTCGATCACGCCCGTCACGATCTTCGACAGCGCGTCAGTCGACAGTCCGTCACACTCCGACGGCCGCTCCGGTTCCCCCTTCAGGGTCGCGGTCCCTGGCTCGTACTGGGCTTTGATCGCGGTTCGGCAGGCGGCCGGGTCGGGGTCGTGGTGGTCGCTGCCGCATCCGACAGCACCCCCGGCGAGCAGCAGGGTGGCGAGTAGGGCGGTGGTGGTGTGGCGCATGGGTCCCCCCGGACGGTGATGGTGCCGGGGATCGTAGCGGTGCGTGCCGACCGCGTGGGTGGGAACAGCGCGAGGCCCCACCGTCCGGGTGACAGCAGGGCCTCGGCGCGGCGGGGTTACAGCGCGGAGTCGAAGGTGATCGTCTTGACCGGAC